CTACTTGCATTCTAAATTTGGATAGCTGAGTCGCGAACTTGTTAGGGCTAAAACTCTCACCATCTGGCGCTGATTTCTCTAGGAACTTCTGCAGTAACCTCTGCTTTGTCGCCTGCTTTCCGGTTTGGTCTAAGTTATTAACCAAGTAATCAACGTCCGAAGGTTTGGTGCTAAATAGCAGTTGATCTACAACCTCTGGCGTAGCGTCACCCCTTTTAATGGCGGCTTTTACGCCTGCCTTGTTCGCTCCTGTGGCAAAGTCTGAAAACTCCTTATCTGCTAGTCGCCACTCTTTAGCCAGCCCTTTGTCATTTTTAAAAGCAAATTTCGACATGTCATTACTCAGCTCTTTGTACATTTGAGAAAGTAGCCCCGTATCAGACGTTCCTACCACTGGAGCTAAAGCTTTTGCTTTCTGTAAGTTATTCCCTATTGTCGATCGAATCGACTTGACATCACTAAATCTTAGCTCATCTGGGGCNGACACAAAATCCNNCATCTGTGATANCAATGATTNATCCGCTAGAGTGCCTTTGATAACCTCCTTGTCTATTACTTGCTGTGCCAGCTTTTTTGTTTTAGATATAGGTACATCCCCGAATCCGTCTAACTGGCTAACCACTCGCTCAAACTTTAATCCGGCGGCTTTCTTTTGGCTTCCAATCGTCGCCTTAAGCCCTTCAACTATCTTTGCCTCATACCTGGCTCCGTCAATCACATCAAATTCAGTCAATGCGTTGTCTATCGATTTTATTCTAGCTTGCTGTTGTGTTACTCTCTGGGATGGTTTAATTAGCTCCGCCTGCTGCTGTAAAAACTTACCCGTCCTAGATTCTGGCGGCAGGACATCACTTGTTAATCTTCCAATCCCGGTCGCATCCTCTGAAGATTCAATGGCATTAATAGACGCGTCTTTAGCTATTTTTTTTGGTGTTGAAATGGCCGCTTGCTTGGCCGCTCTCCTAGCAGTTCCAGCGCCAAGCAGCTCAATCATTGCCTCGGGAATTGCTGTGGATATAGCGGCTAAAGCTGGGCTGCCGGTGGCGTTAAACGCATCATCACCAANATAGGTTTTAAGCTCTTCTAGCATCCCGGCTAAAGGCTCTAACACCTCACCAATGGGCCGTAATGCACCTTGTCCCGATCTTGTTCTTGGCTGATAAGTGAGCATCTCTCTTGTCGCATCAATAGCTCTTACACTTTCGCCCTCTCCTGCGAATGGGTTAATGGCTCCAGCAATTCCAGCAATTCCAGCTATAGGCTCGGCAATCGCGCCTGAGACTAGCTGCAAAGCGCCCTCACCGCCGCCAATAGCCGATTCAATAAAGCTGGGGGATTCTTGAATCGGTTCTTGAATCTGTGTGGGCGCTGGGCTAGGTTCAGATCTCACCGCCTGCTGGCTCTTAATCATGGCCGCTATTCGTGTAGCTGCCTCTACGTCTCCGGCGGCATCGGCATTCCTTAGTGCTGTTGCTAAATCTCCCACTTATCCTCCGTACTTTAAAAGTAAGTCTTCATCAGAAAGGGCGCTTTGCGATTTCTTTTTTTGTGGCCTTGTTATGCCGCTTTGCAAATCATCAAAGCTCCCGCTATACATTAAGTCCGTAGCTCCGTATTCGTTCTCCAGCCTATCAATAGAGACCACATTTGAATTAACGATCTGGTCAACAACTCTTAGTAATTCGCTTGNTTCTCCACTCTGATCTANTGCGCCAAGCTTTGATTCTAACAGCACCAATTCGGCCTCACTAATAGCCCCCAGCGTCCCTCCGCTAGCCTTTAAGTCGGTTAGCGTACTAAATGCCGAATGAGCCTTTAAAGTGTTGAGAAGGTTTTTAAGCGTTTTGGCTTCAGAGCCTTTAATGTCAGAAAGTAAAGATCCATACTCTGTGGTAAGTCCATTGACATATTTTTTAATTTGGGCTGAGGTTGTCTCCAAAATATCTTGGCTTGCCTTAGCCGAGTCAATTTTAGATCTAAACTTAGGCCTTCCTGTATTCCATTTTGTTTTACTGGCGGTGTAATCAATTCGAGATTCCTTATCCGCTGCCAGTTCCGCCAATGCGTTCGCTTGAGTAGATAAACTCTCTTTCGTAGCATCAACAGCAGGTATCCATTTTTGAGTGACAGGATCTAACGTATGCTCTACACCTGCAACCCTGATAGTTTTCGGGGTAAAGCGATCCAAGTCGCCTATCTCACCAGATTTTGAATACCTTGACAAAGACTCAACAGTGAAGTCCTTCGGGCTTGGTTTACCTATTTCTGGGCTGGTAGATCGTTCCCCCACCAAGTAGCGCTTTATACGCTTCATCGCCTAAGTTAGTAAATAACATTGAGTTAACGGCTAAATTAGCTTCGTTATCGCCCACCTCTAGATCGGATTCGTCAAAATCAATTAGGTCGTTGTTAAGAGCCTCTTGTTTTAATAACTCAAACTGTTCTGGCGTGTCAGCNTGCCTCCACTTGAGACCCCANTCTGTCTCATGCTGCTTTTGGAGCGCCGCTCTAGCATGCCCCTCTTTTTGGACTCTTTCGTTATGTCTATTTTCNAGCTGCATAGCCAAGTTCGGGTTTAATGTGAATAATTCGCTTATTGAATTTGGATCGCCGCCAGCCGCTCCTTTAATGGCGTCCTTCATCGCTCTTTGCTGTTCGGCGTTTTCTAAGTTAGCCTTTTGTCTTGCGAATTGCTCCCCAAGACCCTGCAAAGCGCCTTGAATGTTAAACCCGCCTAAAGGATTTACTGTGTAATTTACCATTGTTTTTCCTACGGTTTAAAAGGCTGCCAGCCAAGATTGCCAGCCGCTCCAATGCCGCCAGNTACCAAACCTAACATATTTCCTATCGAGCTTTGATTTGCGTTGGCTGCAGCAACTCCAGCCCCGCCAACATTCTCGCCCATCTGGTTAAATTGGTTGGCCACAGAGCTTGTATTGCCATCAACCCCAGCCATTCTAGAAGCACCTGAGAGCCATTGCGCAACAAGGTTTTGTAGGACGTTTTGATTGCTAATATTCAAGTCGCTGGCTACATTACCTGATCGTGTCATGCCTCTTCCTCCAGCCCCGGCTAAAACTCCCTCCTGGCCAGTATCTATCATTTGGCTGTAGAATGGGCTGCTTTTGACATCTTCTATAATTTGATTTTGACCTTCACCGCCNCCGTAGAAAGACTCAAGCATGCCAAGACCTTGATCTCTTATCTCGAGAGGNCTTCTATTAGTGTCGCGAAGGTAATCTAACCCTTGCTGTTGAAATGCTAGCTGATCGGCGCTTGCTCTTTTTATCCCCTTTGTTGGGTCGCCGAAAAGCACCTTAGATATTCCGCTAAATAACCCCATAAAAACCACCCTTTAAATATTTAGTATAGTTTACCATAAAAATCATAACGCTACCCACCCTATATCTGTGCCATAAGTCGGATTATAGTATTCTGTTGGTATNGCGACATCGATATATTTTAATGAGTAATTGGATGTAATAACACCCTCTGGGCTGCCAGTACCAAATAAGGGAGATAGGGAGCCACTTTCAATCAAGTCCTCTACAGTAAGCAAGTCGTCTTTTATGCCCATGTAGTCCTCAATGGCATTGTTAGACCAGCCTTCATGCTCATCTGCGCATTCTCCATCACTTTCAATAGTTTGCCTAGAGTTAACCATAATCTATTTTTAACCCGCCAAAATTGGTTCGACCAGTAGAAACTACCCTAAACTTAAANCTAAAATTATGCCTTACATANCCTATGTTTCGGGCGATAAATCGTAGGTTATAATCAAATTGCTCGCTCTCAATAAATGATACCTCTTGGCCTGTTACCACCCCATCAAGCGACTGGCTTATAAAAACCTTTATTGGCTCACTGNCAAANCCTGGAATAGTTTCTAACTCTAGCTGGTTAATACTGTAAGTTTCTAGCTTGATTAGTGGGGTGTAAAAAATTCCTTCCATTTGTTGCCCGTATTGGGCGGCGGTTGCTTCATCCAAGTAGCCTATAGANCCNTCTATGGANTCCCCATAAATCCACTGGGATAACCTTGGATCAAATACTCCATTTCTACCACGCCATGGAACGCTATCTACAACTCCGGTTTTAACGATAGTCCAAGAGTTTTTTAATCCGTGCAGGTTGGCAATTGTTAAGTTAAATAAAATGGTTGTATTAGGAAGTCTAATGACAATAAATTGATCGCCGTACTGCGTTCTGGTTTCCATGACAACCGCTTGGAGTTCTGCCTCGGTGTATTCATTGATTAATTTGTCTATCTCTCTAGTGGCTATTCTTGAGCTACGACCACCGGATACAATGTGAACGCTTGGGTCTTCATCGCGCCTACCGCCAACGATGTAAATTTGACCTGCAACCTCTATTTTGCAATTCGTGCCAACTATGCCTATTTTTACAGCCTTTCCCTGTATTCGTTGGAAACCAAAAACACCTACAGTTGTCGGGGTTCTCACATCTCTAAACCATTCAATACTATACCTGTTTAAAACGACTATTTGATTTTGTTCGTTTTTGATTAACCCAAAAGTTCTATCAGGGGAAAATTCGGACGTAGCGAAAGTTTGAGGCTCTATATTGAACTCTGATATAGATGTCGTGTGATAAAGGTTTTCGCCATCAGTAAAGAAATAAACACCATTAATCCACTTGAAGTCAATTGGAGAGCCTAGATCAGGATCTAAATATTTAGTTAGTGTTGTTCCATCGTAAAGCCAAAAGTCACCATCGGCCAGCACGCCTTGGGTCTCAAAAGAGTTATCCATTATTGCATGACCTGTACCCGGGATGCTTCCTATATCAGATGAAACTCCATCTACACCAATAGATACTAATCTATCGCCTGATACTCTTAGGTGTGAATTTTGCCTTGAGTTAAACCATCCTCCACGATCTATTCCGTTGGATGTCCCAAGTAAAGTTAGTCCGGGATGAGAAAGGATGTACCCTTCGTCCCCTTTGATTTCTTTTGATATTAATGTGTAATTAACGAGTAGCTGATCTCGATAGTCGACTTCTTCACCGTGCTTATCGCCAATCGCTATAGGAATGTCTAAATTCATAATTTAAGCCTATCCTGCCACTATTTAAACAGCTAGCCAACTGTTACCACGTTGAAATTTATCCCATATGGGACAACATCGGCGGAGGTTGTAACTGTTATTTTAACAACCGAATAGCCCCCTGCTAACCCTTGGCATTGGAGCGTGATAACCCCCGATGATTCAGAGTGGCTTAGAACGCTAACTCCAGAGCCGCCCTCAACACTGTAAGAGGTGATATCCAGCCCATTTAATGTTGATGTGAAGTCAATTGGGTAATTACCCGTTTGTCCAACTTTTATATCGATAGTGTCGCAGTCGATTGGTGCTTGCTCTTCATCGGAATAATAGCTGCTATAGTATCGTTCTTTATAATAACCATAACAACTCCCCGAACCCACCGGTAAATATGAATTAGATTCTCGTTCTGGCAAAGTGACGCTAAATAGATTTTCGTAGCATTCCTTAGCCTCGGTTAATGTGCCTATTGATAGCTCTTTACCGTAGCTTGGAGCTAGAGCTTTTGCTAGGTTCAAAACAGCAGCGTATACGTTCCTTTCGTCCAATCCGCTCTCTTGGGAGGGTTGAACGCCATCATTTGCATCAGACCGGTTATAGTCAATACAAATTCCGGCACTCTCCCACGATAATATCATGCGATCTAGTCGAGTTATTGCGCTAGCTACTTCACTGGGGGTAGGCGCGGAGGTTAACCCACTTATACGAAGCTCAGAGAATGCGCTAGTGACTATTTCACCTTTTGTTGACATACCTGTTACTTCTTTTTATTTTTAGGTTTTTCAGTTTTGGATGTTTTGGAGGTTTTGGCTTGTAATTGCCAGCCGTCCTTTATGTGAGCTGCCAGCTCTTTTTGGTTGATGCACTTCACAGTGAACTTGGTTCCGCCTATCTTCCAAGCTCCGCCTGGTTTATAAATCTGTATCATGGTAATTGCTCCGAAAAAATAGCGGCCCGCAAAGGCCGCTAA